CTCATAGTCACCCTCTTCGGCAAGGTATGGGTTATCAAAGAGAGATGCAGGTATAAACCTACGCTTGAATAAAGGCTGACCTTCCTTGCTGTGTCCTTTAGGGAATGTAATTGTTTTACTTGTTTCAATGTCTGTAGCCCAAAAGTCTTTACCTGCAGGTGCAGGATCTATAAACATCTTCTTTACCCAAGCATGTCCAGCACCACCTGGGTTTGTTGTAGCTCTCATGTATAGACCTAGTTCTCTACCGTGTGCGCTACGAAGACGTGATCTCATATAATCCCAAGCGTAAGGTGTAGGCCATTGAGTGAGTTCGTCAAATCCAATCCAGTTAAATGCCTGTCCTTGATACCTAGTAACGTCTGTATCTTTATCCAGATAAGACATCCACAGTCTTCCACCTCTAGGTGATATCCACTGTGACTTACGCTCTGACCATTTGATTCCTGGTATGGCACGTGGGTATAACTCCTGTGACTTCTGTATTAGTTCCCTTAGTTCTTCAGTAGTGTGTCGTACAAGGAGTCCAGAGAAGTGTGGATCGTTTAGGCCGTGTAATGGGTCTGCCAACATAGCATATGATTTACCACCACCTGCTGCCCCTCCATATAGTACTTCTCTTTCAGATGAACTCAAGAAAGATGTTTGTGGCCCTTCGTTGGGCTTAAATACGACTTCCTGTGCTTCATCTACGTCATACTCAGGTGCTACTACCTGCGCTGGGATAGGTTCGTTCTGGGGGGCTTCTATCTCCGCTGGCTTCTGAGTATGCTCCGACCCCTTGTGTTTCGAGCTTCTCGATTTGCGAGAGCGTCTCTTGGAGCCACTTGGCAAGCTTACGTTTAATTGCAGATGCTTTTCTACGTCTTTGCTCAACTTCTATTCTCTTCTTTAGACCCATGTGTGATATGTAGCGGTCTGCTTCTTTACTCAACCATTGTGCTACTGCTCTGTAACTATACTGCTTGAGGTGTCGTTTTGCAAGCTCTAATGCATCTAACTCATGTTCTATAGGAACAAGTAGTCTATCATTATTTGGATCTACTTCATAGCCGAACGGAACCTTTACAGTAGTCCTAGCTATTACGTGCCACTCTTTGTTGTGTCCTTTGGGTGGCAGAGGTAACTGCCAGAATCCCAGTTCTCTTTGAGGTATTATTCGTTTGTACCTTCTTTAGGTGGTAAATAAAAAATGCCACCCCCACTGGTGACATCTACTTTGTCTACTTTACCAAGACCTGCTCTATCAAGCACGTCCTTGGCAGCTATCATTTTTTCTTTGATACCCAACTGAGTGGGATCTTGCAAAGCGCCCATAAGAGCGAAAGCAGCTTTCGGGGCAGTCCTAGCAAAGTAAGTCCTAGTTTTTTCAGCGATTTCATCTTTAAGTGCCTCCACTATAGAAGTTGTACTGGAGTTGTCGCCATACCCAGCTAACTTCTTAGCTTGTACAACGTCACCTCCAGCATCATCAAATAATACATCCAAGAACCTTTGTTGTCTTTCAGTTAGTGTCCTTGCCATAAATTGCGTTCCTTATTTGTGATCTACCTATACCTAGATCATTTAGTTGTCTATCATCCAACATGTGTAGCATTCTAAAGTCTGCACGTTTTTGTTGTCTGATTACGTGGTTATCCCACATCTTTTTTAATAAATGTTTCATGTACTTTCTCCTTGTTTGTACAAGGGTAGTTATACACAAATGTTAGCGCTATAGTACTGCTAAGTTGGAATAGCCGCTATGACTTTTTTGTTTTCTTCATAGGGCGTTCAGCAGGGTTAGATGCTCCACACATCATTGCTCCTTTAGCGTAGCCCATCTTCTTAGCCATGCCACCATACATGTAACCCATCTTCTTAGCTACGGCTGGTGCTTCTTTCTTTAGTGCTTGCATACCTTGGTTCATCTTCTTCATGTTCGCTTCCTTCCTGATGCGGTTACAGACCATTTAACTTTCTTTGGTCCTGTTTTCTTTGCTGCTTCTGCTTTACTAATTCTACCTGCTACCTTTGCTGGTCTACAAGCT